ACCTGCAAAAAGGCGGCTTACAAACATGGCATTTAACATTGATAACTACGTAGACGTACCAACACGCCTAGCCGAAGCATTGAAGCGTTACCCCGATTTGCGCATACAAGAAACCGCAGCCGAGGTAGTAACCATGCCCGACGGTTCGACGTTTTACCGTTGCACAATTACCGTTTGGCGCGACGCAGCCGACCTAATTCCAAGCATCGCAACCGCAGCCGAACCATACCCGGGCAAAACCCCGTACACCAAAAACAGCGAATTTATGGTGGGCATGACAAGCGCGTTAGGCCGTGCGTTGGGTTACATGGGTTTTGGTATTAGCAAAAGCATTGCTAGCCGTAACGAAATTGAAGCGCGGCAAGACCCTAAAAAACCTGATGCACAAATAGCACCCATTAGGCGTGAAACCTCGAGCGCCCACCTTAAACAGGCAAGCCAAAAACAGGTTTACTTTATTAAATCTTTGGCTAAAGGCGCAGGGTTTGATGAGGCCGCATTACATGATTACATTGCAGTCACGTTAAATAGCGACGCGGTAACACTTGAGACGCTGAACCCTGAACAGGCTACGCAAATGATTGACGCGCTAAAAGCCCTACCAAATAGCAAAGCCGACTAATGGGTTACGTGGCGTTCAACATTATTGGCATAATTATTGGTGTTTGGCTAACCGTTTTAGTGATGATGAGGCAAGGCAAATAATGGCAATGCTTGAAGCACAATTTAAGAATACGGTTATAGACATTGCTACCCGGTACGGTTGGCTAGTTCACCATGACTTACCAGCAATGAACAGGCGCGGCAAATGGGCTACACACATACAAGGCGATAGCGGTTTCCCCGATTTGGTGTTACTGAATAGCAAGGGTGTGCTAGTTTTCGCAGAACTTAAAACCGATGTCGGAGTAGTACGCAAAACACAAGAGAAATGGCTCGAGCGTTTAGATAAAGCGGGCGTAATTGTGCAAGTGTGGCGGCCTAATCAGTTGCCAGTAATTATACGTTTTCTAGCCAGCGCGTAAAGAGGAAATATGACCACACCACGGCAAACGGAACTAATAGAAATGCTGCATGAATTGGCAGAGCATTTGGGGTGCGCGTTGTATAGCGACGATTGGCGCACTCGAGAGTACGCAATAGTGGCGTTTAACCAATACAAAAAGTTATGCCCGGGCCAAGTGGCAAGTTACGAGTTTTACGAGCAAGGTTAAATAACCGCTAACGCGGCGCCGGCATTGACTGGCCAAGCCCTAAGCCCGTTGCACGGTAGTTGGGAACATACGGAAACGTAGGTAGTGCGCTATGCCCGTAATCATGCTTGACGAAATGACCGGGCCAATGGCGCGGCAGGCTGTAAACATAATCAGCCAAGTGTTAGTTAGTGGGTTCGGGTTAGGGCAACCCCGAGGGTGGGGCTTTAACGCATTAGGCTTTATATCGTGTAAGCATTGACATACACATAACAAAAACGTACATAAAGGATTAGCCCGGCATGATGACTAACCAAACAACACCGATAGCAAGGCGTGCAAGCGCCGCGCTAGTAGGGGGTGTGGGGGCTGGCCCCCAATTAACTTTATTTGGAAGCGAGCAAACAGAATTAACTAGCGATGATTATTACACCCCTAAATGGATATTTGACGCGTTAGGTATTGTGTTTGACATTGACGTAGCAAGCCCACCAAACGGCCCACCATTTACACCTTGCCGGCAATATTTTACGCAACTTGATGACGGGCTAACACAAAACTGGTTTGGCTCGGTATTTATTAACCCACCTTTTAGCCAACCAATGCCGTGGGTAAATAAGTGGCTAGAACACAAAAACGGAATACTTTTAGCGCCAATGGCAAAAAGCAAATGGTTTAATACGTTATGGAATAGTGAAGCAGCCATAATTGCGTTACCATCTACATTAAAATTCCATGACCCAAAAGGCGGAAATGGCAGCATATCTATTGCTTGTGTATTAGCAGGATTAGGACAAACAAACATTGAAGCACTGCGCAACATTGGCAAGGTGAGGTAGCAATGCCAAGTAAACAGCAAGGGCCAAGGCCTCGAGGCCAAGCCGACTACAAGAAAAACAAACGCATACTGTTAGCCGAAAACCCATTTTGCCATTGGTGCGGTATGCCAGCAAGCGAAGCCGATCACCTCATAGAGGTAGACCGCGGCGGTGATAACTCACTAGAAAACATGGTAAGCGCATGCAGAAAATGCAACGCAATACGTGGAAACAAATACCGTGCAGCACGAGACGCAGGAAAACTCAACAACGCAAACCCAATGCCAGTAAGCAAAACAGAACACAAACACTCACAGCGTTTTTTTGGGGAAACAACAGAAGCCCCCGTCTACCCCTTTTCTATATCCCATAAGGGTTTCAGCGAACTGGCGCTAACTGGCCACGATCTACCCCGATTGGAAACGACTACGCACAGTGAGCACCAATCTGCCGCTAATGAAATTGGGGCGTTTGCTAAAAACATTTTGGGCGTGGATTTGATGCCGTGGCAATACCGGGCATTGCACGGCCAAACGTCTATTGCTGATGATGGGGCGCGGCCTCGAGTATCTTTAGTTTCTGTTGCGCGTCAAAACGGTAAAACGGTTGCAATAGCCAGCCTTATTGGTTGGTGGCTTGCTACACAAGGTAAAGAGCGCGGGCAACCTCAAACCGTTATAAGCGTTGCGCACAAATTGGATTTGGCTACCGCGCTGTTTAATTATTTGGCGCCAGTACTCGAGGCAAAATTTGGGGCCGAGGTTTCATGGTCATATGGCCGGCAAAAACTAACTATGCCCGATGGCAGCATTTGGCATGTACGCGCCGCAACGCCCGGTGCAGGTCACGGTTACTCGGTGGATTTGCTCGTAATAGATGAGGCGTGGGCAGTTTCCGAGGAAGCCATAGACCAAGGTTTGCTACCTACGCAACGTGCGCGTAAAAACCCTTTATGCAGCATGTGGAGTACCGCGGGCGATCAGTCGTCTACGGCTATGTTGCGCTGGCGCGAGCAAGGCCTTAGAGCAATAGACACCAAGCAACCCGGTGCGCTGTATTTTGCCGAGTGGTCACCAAACCCCGCCACCATGGATTTAATGACACCCGCCGCATGGGCTTACGCCAACCCCGCGCTAGGGCATACCTTGGAAATGGAAGTAATACAAGGCGAAAGCGAAGCGCCAAACCGCAACGCGTTTCTTAGATCGTCGGTTAATACTTGGACTGCTAGCGCCTCATCATGGCTCGAGCCGGGGCAGTTTGCCGCATGCCTCACTACAGATACCGCACCCGTTGGCGGTGTTTTGGCTGTAGAGGTTGGCGAGGATAACGCCCAATTTTATGGGGTGCGTGCCGTAATCTCGGGAACTAAAACCCACGTAGTAACCGCGTTTGTAGCCGACACTATGGCCGAAATGTGGGCCAACGTGGAAGCCGAAATAGCCAAAGCACCAAATATAAAACTGGCTATCGTGCCATCGTTAGAGGTTCATTGCCCACCGCATTTAAGCCGGCGTAGCGTGATAGTTGGGTACCGCGAGTTAAACCGATGGACAGCCGCCGCCCGTTCAATAATCCTCGAGGGCCGACTATTGCATAACGGCGAGCATTTACTTAGCGAACACGTCGAGCGTGCCGTATTGGTTAAACATAACGGCAACATTGTGATTTCTAGCCAGCGTTCACCCGGGCCAATTTGTATGGCGCGTGCGTTGGTATTTGCTGTAGCACTTGTGGGCAAACCTGCCGCAATGGGCAAACCCATAATAGTTAGCGCTAACCGCTAATATCGTTTGCGGTGTCGGCTAGATGTTACCTTGCCTTTTCGTCGGGAATTGTCTCGGCCTAGCCGATGCCACCAAACTTTTACTAGATATGGCAAACTAAACCTATGGGCCTTTTCACACGTGCAACTACCGACGCCGCGCAACCTGTAGTTAAGGCTGCCGCCGGCAGCAATGTTGGCATGTCACAACTAGACAATTTCTACGCGTTTACGCAAGGCAACACCCGACAACGTGCAATGAGCGTGCCAGCAATTACTCGAGCGCGTGACCTGTTGGCCAGCGTCATTGGTTGCACCCCGTTGAAAATGTATAACGAAATGTGGAATGGCGAGGAAATGGAAGAGGTAGATATTGCGCCACGTAGTTGGTTGCGCCGCCTTGACCCATCGCTACCAAATAGCACTTTATTTGCTTGGCTGTTTGATGATTTATTTTTTACGCAGCGAGCCTTCCTTGCCGTTACAAAGAGGTCGGCTGACGGCTTTCCTATGGCGTTTCAGCGTATGCCTAGCGCGATGGTGCTAACACAAGATCAGGCCGGGCCTGTTTTCTTTGCGCCGTCTAAACAAATTATGTTTAGCGGTTTGCCAGTAGATCACCGCGACGTCGTGCAGTTCATTAGCCCTATACAAGGTTTGTTATACACAAGCCCTAACGCTGTTTTAACATCGCTAAAACTTGAGGGTGCGCGGTTGCGTTCAGCTGCTAACAGTTTGCCTAACGGCGTTTTGCGTCAGGTTGGCGGCGAGCCTTTATCGGCCGACGAGCTGCAGACGCTCTCGCAAAGTTTTGAGGCCGCGCGCATGACGAATACCGTCGCTGCTCTAAACGAATTTGTTACCTACACGGAAACAACTACAGACCCAAGCAAGCAAATGTTGGTTGAGGCATCCGAGTATCAGGCGTTAGAAATTGCGCGCCTTGCTAACTGCCCGCCATATTTGTTGGGTGTTGCTACTGGCTCATACAGTTACCAAAACAGCACGCAAGCACGCCAAGACCTTTACATGTTTGGCGCCAAATTGTTTATGGACTGCATAAGCGAAACACTTAGCGCCGACAACGTGCTACCGCGTGGAACCTATGTCAAGTTTGATATTGACGATTACCTAAGCGAAAACTACCTAATGGAAAAAGAAAACGAAAGTTACGACACCGCAGAAACGGGAGTAATGCCTAATGCTTAAATTAACCCAACAAGAATTAACACTCGATGCCGCTGGCCCGGATGGTATGCCACGCCGTACCTTGGCTGGTTTAGCCCTGCCGTACAACGTTGAGGCAACCGTTAGCGATGGCACCAAGGTTATGTTTATGCCGGGCAGCCTAAACGCCGGTGGGAAAATGCCTAAACTTTATTTGGGGCATGACAGTACGCAGGCCGTGGGCTTGGTAACGAGCATGGTGGATACACCGGGCGGCATGATGTACGAGGCCCGCATTAGCGAAACCACGTTAGGTAACGAGGCGCTGGTATTGGCTGCCGATGG